ATCGGGGGGGGGGGGTGACCTTCTTTGCTTTCTCTTCTGCTTCCTCAGCCACCGTCTTGCGCAGAGCATGGCCTGCGTGAAGGCCTGGGCCATTAAAATCATATCGACATAATCCACCAATTTCCCCTCCTTTAAAAGCCAAGGGAAAGTATCCGCGAATGGTAAAGTTTTTATGAATGGTCATGTTTTTTCATGATCAAATAGATTTCCCGTTGCAGATCCATCATGAAGGCTGGATTAAGGGCATTGATGCCACCCTTCAAGTGGCGTTGGGCGATCTTATAGGCGGCATCTATCAATTCTTCCCGGTAATCGGCCATTTCTTGGTCTGTTAAGGACATATCGATGATGGTCTCGATGATCGAGGCCAGAACGGGATCGCGGTTATTTTTTGGGTCAATATTGATCGGTATGTCCCAATTGATCAATTCGGCGGGGTGGCAATTCAAGGCTTTTGCTAATCTTGCCATCCAGTCAAGAGATAACTTCCGTTTCCCTTTTTCCAATTTGCTTATTTGACTAGAGGTTGTATTAGCTGCTTCCGCTAATTCATCCATAGTCAAACCGCGATTTTCTCTCATCTGGTGAATCTTATTTCCTTGCATATGTCCAATTTATTTAATTGAAACCACATATTCCACGGCCAATATGAACGCTGTTATTACGAATATTGTTTGACATTATGTCCGTATTGGACGATATATTATAAGGAATGACATTACTTCAATGGCGTAAGAGCAAAAAGATGAGCAGGGCGGAATTGGCGAAATTATTAGGGCTTTCGAATCCTACCGTCATCTACCGCTATGAAACCGGCGCTCGGGTTCCTCGGCCAGAGATCATGAAGCGTATCGTGCAATTGACCAAGGGGGAGGTTAGCGCGAATGATTTTTTTTAAAAGCGCCGTTATTCTTCTGGAACTAACAATCTGTACATTGGCCGGTTTGATGATTTTCTTCTTCGGCGCTGCTTTGGCCGAAAAATTAAATGCGGGCTATTTTATCGGTTTTTGCGCAGGGCTGGTTGCAAGCATTTTAATTTCTGTTTGGGTTTTGGTGCGCTGAGATGCCTGCCGCTACGTGCAAAATCGCTCCCCCGGCCAATGATGATATGGCTGACGCTATCTTGCCGGATAGTCTTAGCCGCGATCACGAAGCAAAGGTCGCCCAATTTCACCATTTCCCTGATTCTCATCAAACGACTCCCTTGTTGCAAATTGATCATGCAACAAGGGGGCATCAAATGTCTTTTAGTCATTTATCAAATGAATTTGATTTAAGGAAGCGGTTGGCCGACGCGCTGCGTCGCCGGATCTTTCAGGATCGCGTTCTAACGATCAAGCAATTGGCCTATGCGATCCAGGCCAGCGAACAGACGATATGGAATTGGCTCAATGGGAATAGCGAGCCCAAGAGCGGGCATCTAATGAAGTTGATCATGTTTTTCGATGAAGGTTTCGCCAATGAATTATTCAACGGGACAGGCGCGGTTATCGTGAAAATGAACCGCAACAAGCCCTTGATCGAGGCGATCAGCCGATTCCATGAGGCATTGAATGATATTCAGAAATTTGGGGAGATTGCATGAAGCGCATTATTCAAAGTGGCGACCGCGTGCGTGGCATGTGTGGGGAAGAAGGGGGGGTTATTTCCGTGAATGATCGAGATGGAGAAGCCAAGATCCTTTTGGATCAAGGCGGAGAGCGTGTCGAATTATGGGGATATTGGGAGATCATTCCCTCGGAGAGGTTGAATCCATGAGTTGGCGACATAAAATAAATCGCCGCTTGCTGGAAAAATTATTCCATGAAGGCAGAAAATACGATGATATAGCCCAAAGAATGGGTGTAAAAAGGCACGTCATTGAGGATGCCCTTAAAGAGATGAAGTTACGGAGACGTGTTGCCAAGGGTGAAGGTGTCTATTGGCGGAAGCAAGTCAATTATAATGAATCGCCTATGGGTAAAAGGCAGATGCAAGAATGGCCGGAAGGCATAAAATTTGAAGATTTCTCCGTAAATGATAATCAATTTGCCAGATTAACAAGGCATCAGACATATGTTCCAAAGGAATCATCCTTGGCATGAGCGAGCGTCTGGATGATATAGCCGCGCAAAAGCGCATTGAGTGGTTACAACATAAAGCCGCAATAGCGCCGCACGGCCAAAAAAAGAAGCGCTGGCTGGAATTGAATGCCGCTATTAATGCCGATTTAAAGCGGGTTGTTTCGATGAAAAGGCGGCGGAGATGAAGAAAAAATATCCAGGACAAATGTCCTATGCCGATATTAAAAGACAAATGTTTCCCACGATTGGCAAGAAATATGCAAAGAAAAAGCGCCTCCATGCGGAAGATGATTTGCAAGAAGAAGTCGCCGAATATTTGGATATAGCTCTTCGATCCCCGACATTATGGTGGCATACGCCAAATGGCGGGAATAGGTCTTGGTCGGAGGCCAAAAGATTTAAGAAAATGGGAGTTAAATCCGGCGTACCGGATGTCATTATCATTCATCACGGAGTTCCTTATTTCATAGAACTCAAAGCCCCAAAAGGTAAGCCCTCCCCACAACAAATAACAATGGAAATGGATCTGCGTTCCCAGGGATGCAAATACGCCTTATGCCGATCACTGGATGAAGTAATAGCCAATCTTGAAACGTGGAACATTCAGCTATCAATAAAGGCAGCCTAATGGGAGATATTATCAATTTCAATAATGATAATTCCAAGGAAAAACAAGAATATCCTCGATGGCTAACCATTGCCTTAGATGACAAGGGAATGCTGAAAATTTTTCGCCACGAATTAAGTAATGCAGAAACAATATATGTCATTGAATTGGCTAAAATTGTCTTGTTGGATGAGGCTATAAATAATGCTCAGTGAGCTTATCAAAAAAGCCTGTGAATTATGGGATATTTCAGAGATTGAATTCAGGGGCAGAAGACGGAATAACCTTCAAAAGGCATTTTCTGCAAGGTGTGCGGTATCTAAGGTCGCCACTGAACACGGTTACAGTTTAATCGAGATTGGAAGATTCTGTAGCCGCGATCATACCACGATCATGTATCAATTATCGCGCACAATAGAAGGCCAGGATTTCCAAGATAAATTGTCTGCATTAAGAGCCTATTCAGCAGATTTAAATAAACCCTTGGATAAATCCCGATCAATTAATATTTATGAACAAAGCGATATATTGGCAAGATATATTTCATTCAAATTGAAACAGATTTACGCAGTCAATCCAAATGGGTTTCATTGGCTAATAGAGCAAGCCTATTTCAAGGATCAGGAAGATTTAATGCAGGGGAAGAAATGAGCGGCTTCGTCGTAATATATCGCGAATTATGGGATCATCCATCTTTTCGCAATTTCTCTGAAGCGGCTGCTTTTGCATGGATGGTATCTCGCGCCTCATGGAAAGGAGGTCGCATTAGGTACAAAGATCAAGTGATAAATCTTAAGCGCGGCCAGCTCGCTATTTCTGTTAGAGATTTAGCAAAACGGATGAATGTTAGTAAGCCGATGTGCGAAAGATTTTTAAAACGCTTAAAAAACGAGACGATGATTGAGACAGCAGCCAGTACAGGTATAACAATCATAAGTATTTGTAACTATTCAAAATATCAAGATTTTCGAGACACCCCCGAGACACTAAACGAGACAATAAGTGAGACACCCCCGAGACACCCCCGAGACACCCCCGAGACACAGATAAACAAGGATAACAATATAACCATAGAACAAAATATACCTTCTTCACTTCGTTCAGAAGGTTACCGCGAGCAAATTAAAATCAAAAATTCTAATCCCAATGAGAAGCCTCATGCAAAAACCAAAGGATCACGTTTGCCAAGCGATTGGCAACCTAGCGATGCAGATTGCGAATACGCCCAAAGCCGAAACCTCGATTGCCGACGAACTGCCGAGGAATTCCGGGATTACTGGATCGCGCAGCCCGGAGGGAAGGGTGTTAAAGCCGATTGGCACGCCACCTGGCGGACATGGTGCCGTCGCGCTCAAGACCGGGATTTTGGCGGAGGTTCGAAAATTGGCGGAGGGCCAAGACCCAGCGGCAACCGACCAAGCCCTGTCGGAATTATTGCCGCGTTACGAGATTCGATGGAGCGAGAAGACAGCCATTCAGGGTTTGAGCATGACGGCTAGCCAGCACGGAATAGCCATTAAGGCAATGGAAATGGCGATGATGCCATCCGATCCTGCTAAGCTTACCGCAGAATTGGCAAAATGTTTGATAGGCAAGGTTTCGCGAGAGAAAACGGAATTGGATATTCAAGGTTATGCGCAAGTGATGCGGGAAGATATTGGGGAATTTCCTTTTGATATTGTGGCCAATGCACTCAAATCCTGGCGCAGGACTGAGAAATTTTGGCCAAGCAATTCCGATATACGGAATCTATGTCAAGAGAGAATGCGGCATCGGCTTTTTTTACAAAAGAAGCTCCAATCGGCGAAGATAGAGGGGTAGCAAATGGCAAAGCGCGGAAGGCCAAAGAAAGAAAAAGCGGCGATTGATTTAGGGACAAATGAGACCAGGGCAAAACTTAAAGGCAACACGCCTTTTTGGGCTACTATAGAAGATAATTTGATGCGAATAGCCATCGAGCGAATAAAGGATGCTTATCTGCTTATTGTGGAATCTGGGATAATCATTGCTTTCAAATATCAAGATTCGGCTATATCAGGAGGCCTTAAACCGGATTATAGCGAATTGGAAAAGATCAAAATCGAGGAATACAAGGCGTGGAGAGATGAATTAAAGCGTTATTCCATGAAAGCCGATATTTATGTAAATCATATTCTCTATGACGATTATCTATTTGATAAAAAAGGATTTTTATACGCTATAGATATTTATTGCCGTGTCGCGGGTATGCGAGTAACTCAGGCTGCTTAAAAAAAATTACAAATGTTCTTATTTTGTTCTTGACATAGCCATTGAAGTATGAAATTCTATTCTAGAATTGAAATCAGTGTGTGAAGATCTAGGGCTGGTCACTGCGTAGCGTGGGCTGGCCTTTTTAAATATCCAAGGAAATTATGAATCAGCACCAAATCATAGCCATGTCTCATAAAGAAATCGAGGCCATATTAAAGCCTTTGGCTAATAACATCATACTTTTGCGTGAGCGTGGATCGAGAAAGCAGATGGCTGCGGATATCCTGGCAGATTATTTTGATAGCTTTGGCGCGAATAAAGTATCGGCGCTTATTAGACAGATATTTAACAGATAATCAGAGTTATTCATATGAAGGGTGGCAAAAGAGAAGGGGCTGGTAGGAGGCCGGGAAGTCTTTCACGTAAAAGCCGCGATATTGCAGAGCGTGCGGCAAAAGAAGGAATAACCCCTCTTGAGGTTATGCTGGATATTATGCGGCAGGCTCATGCTTCTGGTGCTTTTGAGGGAGCACTCGAAGCCGCCAAGGGTGCGGCTCCTTATATGCACCCACGGCTTAATGCTATCGAGCATAAAGGGGATAAGGAACAGCCTGTTGAAATGGTATTCCGGTGGTCGAACAAGAAAGATTAGTTATCGACCTTCCTTATGAGCCAAGATCGCAATTTTTATCATTTCACAATCGAACCAAACGCTTTGCTTGCCTTGTCGTGCATCGGCGTGGTGGCAAGACGGTGGCCTCGATCAACGATCTTATCAAGCGCAACATCGAATGCACAAAAGAAGCACCGCGTTTCGCTTATATCGCGCCTTATCACGCACAAGCCAAGGACGTGGCTTGGGAATATCTGAAACGCTATTCTGCACCTATTCCCGGCGTGTCGTTCAATGAGAGCGAGTTGCGGGTTGATTACCCAAACGGCGGGCGCATTCGTCTTTATGGTGCAGAGAATGCCGAGCGGATGCGGGGCCTTTATTTTGATGGGGTGGTTATAGATGAACCCGCCGATATCAATCCGCGCGTCTGGCCGGAGATTGTGCGTCCTGCCTTAGCAGATCGTCAAGGATCGGCGGTTTTCATAGGTACGCCTAAAGGGCATAATGCCTTTTACGAAATTTACGATTCCGCCAAAAGCAATTCGGAATGGTTTTCGATGACTTTAAAGGCAAGCGAAAGCCAATTACTATCGCAATCGGAATTGGATGCAGCGCAAGCAGCAATGACGGAAGATCAATATGCTCAGGAATTCGAATGCAGCTTTGAGGCGGCCATTCAAGGTGCTTATTATGCAAAGGAATTGTCTCAAGCCGAAGCAGATGGGCGGATTGGTAATGTCCCATACGATCCAAAAATAGGCGTTACTACTGCGTGGGATCTTGGAATAGACGATGCAACAAGCATATGGTTCTGCCAGCAGGTGGGCCGTGAGGTTCGGATTGTTGATCATTATGAATCCAGCGGCGTAGGGTTGGATCATTATACAAAGATTCTAAGTGAGAAACCTTATACTTATATCGAACATATCTTGCCTCACGATGCAGAAGTTAAAGAATTAGGTACAGGGCATTCGCGATTGCAGACATTGTATAATTTAGGATTGAAAGCGCGAGTGCTTAAGGCGAATAAGGTTGAAGATGGCATTAATGCTGTGCGCGGCCTTATTCCTCAATGCTGGTTTGACAAGACCAAATGCGCAAAAGGGCTTGAAGCCTTGCGCCAATATCGCACCGAATGGGACGATAAAAATAAGACGTTTCGTAATAAGCCATTGCATGATTGGACAAGCCATGCGGCGGATGCCTTTCGGTATTTATCGGTAGGATTGCGGGATAATTCGAAAAAGAAATGGCAACAGCCAAGCACAAAATGGGTGGTTTAATGTCGATAGCTTTATTTACTAGAGTCAAAGAATTGGAAGAGAAAATAGCTGCTATAGAAAAGCGTCTCTTGAATGCTTTAGCGAAAATAGAAGACGTAAAAAAACCAGGTCGGCCTAAGAAAGACCAATAATGAATGATCTTAATTCCGGTATGGACGAAGAAGAATTAAAAACTATCGTCTCGGCAGAAATAAACAATTCTATTGGCTATCTGAATGGCGAGCTTGAAGGCGCGCGTATCGAGAGCATAGATCGTTATTTTGGTCGCCCTCTTGGGAATGAACTAGAAGGCCGCTCAAAGGTTATATCTACAGATGTCTTTGACGTAGTAGAAGGCGTGCTTCCCCATATCATGAAGCTGTTTGTTTCTGGTGATCAGGTTGTGCGCTTTCAGCCAATGGGACCAGAAGATGAAGAGGCTGCAGATCAAGCGACAGATGTTATCAACCATATATTTATGCGCCAGAATAATGGCTACCTCACCATCCATAACGCTATTAAAGACGCGCTGATTCAAAAGAATGGCTTCATCAAGGTTTGGGTAGAGCAAGAGGAACAATGGAAGCGGGAACAATATAACGGCATTGATGAGCAGACACTTCCATTGATTTTAAATGACCCGGAAATAGAAGTTATTTCGTCCGAACCCTATTACCATGAAACAATCGATCCAGAGAGCGGTCAGCCAATCGTAGCAGTTTGCTATAATGTTATTGCCAAACGCGCCGAAAATAAGCGGCGTTATCGTGTGGAATCTGTTCCGCCTGAAGAGGTCATTGTTTCGCGGGAGGCTAGAAACCTTGAAGATGCCCGGATGATAGGCCATCGGCGCAGAATGACAATCTCCGATCTCCGAGAGATGGGTATTGAAGAAGAGATATTGGACAGGCTAGGAAGTGGGGAAAACGACATCGATTTAACTAATGCATCTCTTGCACGTAACACCGTCGAAGAAGAAATAGTAGGCGGTGAGTTATCTATCATGAATAAGGAAATGGCGCTGATATGGGTAACAGAGTGTTATATTCGCGTTGATTATGATGGCGATGGTATTGCAGAGATGCGTAAGATCGTCGTCGCAGGCCCAGGTCATGAATTATTGTCAAACGATCCTTGGGATAGTGAGCAACCCTTCTCAACAGGCTCGCCGATCATCAATCCTCATCGTTGGGTAGGGTTATCGCTTACCGATCTTTCCCACGAAGTGCAGGAAGTGAAAACGGTTTTATTCCGTCAGATGCTAGATTCACTCTATCATTCAAATAATCCGAAGTATGAAGTTTTTGAGCAAGGCATAATTGATCCAGAGGAATTGACGACAGACAGGCCAGGCGGCATTGTCCGAGTCACAACGCAAAATGCAATAAGACCACTGCAAACGGCAAATACAGCGCAATATGCATTGCAAGGCCTGGAATATCTGGATCAAATTAAAGAGAATCGCACTGGGTTTAATCGTTATGCCCAAGGCACAGACGCGAATGCCTTAAATAAGACGGCTACCGGCGTTAATGCGTTGCAGAATGCGGCAATGGAGAGAATATTATTGTTCTCGCGCAATCTGGGTGAGACGTTAATAGCCCCAGCTTTCAGGAAGCTCTATAGATTATTTGTGCAATATGAAGATAAAGACATGGTATTCCGGTTGCGCAATCAATGGGTGCCTATAGACCCTCGGACGTGGAATGCCGAGATGGATGTCAGCGTCGAGGTTGGGTTAGGCACTGGTAATCGTGACCAAATGGTAGGCCAGTTAAATCTATTATTGGATCGCCAGCTAAATTTATTGCAGATACAAGGCGGGCCGGATGGGCCGCTTGTCAAGATGGAAAATCTCTACAACACCCTTGAGAAATTGGTTCAGGCCATGGGGCTTAAAACCGTTGAGCCTTATTTTGCTAATCCTGCGAGCGCAGAGCCACAGCAACCACAACAGCCTGATCCTGCACAAATTGAGATGGAGCAAAAGGCTAAAGAATCAGAGCAAAAGCATATGGTTGATATGGGGAAATTACAATTAGAAGCCCAGAAATTACAATTGCAAGCGGCCTCTTTAGGCCTTACTCAACCGCAAATTAATGGCGTGCAATGAACCAAGAAGACAAACTTATTCGAGGCAACCGTGCCGCACATATATTGAATGATGATTTTATTAAAGAAGCCTTCGCTCATTTAGAGGAAGTTTATACAAATGCCGCCGCAAGGGGGGCAAATCAGGAATTACGAAATAACGCTTATTTCTTATTGCGGGCCTTAGACCAATTCAAAGGCCATTTTCAGCAGACCCTTACTACAGGGAAATTAACTGCAAAACACATAGAAAAACTCAATAGCGATAAAATCAAATTTTTCAACCGGCCTTAATCAGGGCCATTTTTTTCAGGAGTAAACAATGTCAGGTGAACAAGCGGCCAAGGCGGAAGCGCCAGCCGAAGGATACACGCTGGATTCAGCGGCAAACGCAATATTGCAATCGGGATTGCTGGGCGATGATGAAGACAACGCCACCGAATCCCCAGAGCAAGAGGCATTTGCGCAAGCCCCATCTGCCGGGGAAGAATTGGAGGCAGGACCAGATGACTTAACTGCAGATGATCTAGCAGAAGTTACTGATGAAGATAATAACGACGAAGTGCAGGACATTAATGATGAAGATTCGCCGAAACTTTTCACCGTTAAAATTGACGGCAAGGAAAGTCAGGTCACAAAAGAAGAACTCATTAATGGATATCAGCGCGATGCCGATTATCGCAAGAAGACACAAGCTCTAGCTGAAGAACGCCGTTTCTTTGAAACTCAGCGAGACCATCTGGAGCAAATAGGGCAATATCTAGATGAAGTTATTCCCGGCTTGCAGCAAAAAACTGCAAATGAATTTGCCGATATTCAAAGTTGGGCCGATGTTCAGCGTTTATCTGCCGAAGATCCTGCGAGATATATACGTTTCGACGCGCATATCAAAGGATTGCAACAGGCAGAGCGAGCAAAAGAAACCATCAAGGCCCAGCAAGAAGAAATTGAGAACCAAGAATTTTCAAGTTGGATAAAAGAAGAGCATAAGAAACTTTTGTCTTTAGTACCTGATTATGCAGATCCAGTAAAAGGCAAGAGACTGGCCGAGCAGGTCAAGCAATATGCTGTCGATAACGAATATGGCGATGATCTTTTGCGTAAAGCAAGTGCGCGCGATTTTGTTATCTTGCAAAAAGCAATGCTTTATGATCGCGCGATGTCCAATAAGAATGCGGCAAAGAAACAACCCACACCGTTAACCAAATCTTTAAAGCCAGGAACGGGCGTGAGAGCAGGGAATAATCAGAATCGAGATACTGCCATGAAACGTCTTAAGAGTACGGGAAGGGTAGAAGATGCCGCCGTATTACTGAAAGACTTCGTTTAATTTTCAGATAATAGAAAGCTAATACAATGGCAATTGTAACGAACACCTATCAAACCACGGCTGCCGTAGGCAATCGTGAAGCATTATCGGATATTATATATAATATCTCTCCACAAGAAACCCCTTTCATGTCGATGGCTGGGCGAATGAAGGCTAAAGCGACATACGAAGAATGGCAGACAGATGCCTTGGATGCCGCTACGTCCAATGCGCAAATTGAAGGCGATGAAACAACCTTCCAGCAAGTTACTCCTACGGTTCGAGTTGGTAATCGTACGCAGATTTCTAAAAAGTCTGTTGTAATTTCCGGTACGCAAGAAATTGTAGACAAAGCCGGAAGAGATTCCGAAATGTCCTATCAAATGGCTAAGAAGATGTCCGAATTGAAACGGGACATGGAGAAGACCGTAACGGGGAATCAGGCATCATCGGCTGGTGGTTCTGGTACCGCTAGGACACTCGGTTCGGTTGAAGCGTGGCTTACCACTAACGTTAGCCGTGGGACAACTTCGGCATCTGGTGGGTTCACTGCGGGCAATGTTCTAGCTGCTTCCGATGGTACTGTCCGCGCGAATTCAGAAGGATTACTCAAGACTGTCATGCAATCTGTCTGGACGAATGGCGGCAAGGCCGATACAATTATTGTTGGGCCGTACAACAAGCGCATTATCAGCGCGGGCTATACGGGTATTGCCACACAATATCGTGAAAATTCTGGCGTAAAACAGGCAACGATTTTGGGTGCGGCTTCGGTTTATGTATCCGATTTTGGCGAACTTAAGATTGTCCCAAGCCGGTTTAGTCGCGATAGATCCATGCTCGTTTTAGATATGGATTATTGGGCCTTATCTTATCTGCGTCCCTTCAAAACGGAATCGCTGGCCAAAACCGGCGATGCCGAGAAGAAGCAAATCATTGTGGAATACACTTTGATTTCCAAACAAGAAGCGGCTAGCGGCGTTGTTGCCGATCTATCCACTTCTTAATTCAATATCTAGCGTAGGCTGGATGGGGCTGGGCTTGATTGCCCGGCCCTTTTCTTTTCGAGGAAAAAATGCGCTTACTATCAACCGATCCTATAAGTGGGATTACCACTTATCACGATTATGATTCTCTTACGGGAACAACCAGTATTGTCACAAAGCAAGAAATTGCCCCAATTTTAGATAAAAACAAGAAATTGCAAAATGAAAGCAATGGCTATTCAAAAAGCCGTGAATTGCGTCATGCCGCAGAGATACCTATCACGCTTATTTCAGAATGGCGCACGAAAGAAGGCATTGACGTCTTTAATAAAGATCATTGGCCCGCCGTGCGAAAGAAATTAAACAGCAATGAATATTTATATTTACGCACCTCTAACTGGAATGTGTGAGAATTGAGTTTAGAAAAAGCAAAAGCCCTGCTTGACGCAGGCGAGTTAGACGAGGCTCTTGCTATTGGTGAAGACCTATTAAAGCAGAACCCTGAAGACCCATTGGCTCTGTTTCTAAATGGGCAATGTCTAATGCGAGCCAATAGAACAGGTATGGCATTTAATTTATTCGCTAGATCAGCAGAATTGGAGCCGAGGGCTGAAACTTATAATGCTATGGGGTTTTGCCTTAATCAAGAGCATCAAATAAAAGCAGCCGAAGGGATGTTTAAAAAGGCTTTAAGTTTAAAACCAGACTATGCCTTGGCAATGAATAATCTTTGTTCAATGAAGGTTTTTGTGTCGGAACCAGAAGAGGCAATGATTTGGGGAAGGAAAGCCATTGCTGCCAAGCCAGGATGGACAGATCCATTGTATAACATGAGTCTTGCGCATCTAATGCAAGGCAATTGGAAAGAAGGTTGGCGCGGATACGAGTTAGGATTAGGCCGCGATACTGCTAGGGGCTTGAAGCGGAATTATAATAATGATGGTGGGCCAGATGATTGGGATGGCGCGCCAGGGAAAAGCGTTGTTATTTACGGCGAACAAGGCATCGGCGATGAGATCATGTTTGCCTCGATGTTGCCAGATGCTATTAAAGATTGTAAGCGCGTTATTCTAGATTGCGATAGCCGCTTGGAGAGTTTGTTTCGCAGATCATTTCCAAGTCTCACAATTTATGGAACACGCTTTAAAAAGGAAATAAGTTGGCCGCTGCAAGAGAAATTCGATGCGAAATGCGCGATTGGTTCCTTAGGTCAATTCTATCGTAATAAAGACGAGGACTTTCCGGGAAAGCCATATCTAGTGGCCGATCCTGAGCGTCGCATTCAATGGCGAGCCTTATTAGATTCACTGCCAGGTAAGAAAAAAGTAGGGATTGCCTGGACAGGTGGAACGCCTTTTAATTTTGAGAAGCGTCGATCATTGAAATTGGAAGATTTGTTACCGATCCTAAAAACACCAGACATTGATTTTGTTTCGCTGCAATATAAAGACCCAACTATAGAAATAGCGGAATTTCAAGCAAAACACGGTATTAAGATTCATCATTGGGCGAGAGCATCAGAATCTAAAAACTATGATGATGTAGCAGCATTGGTTGCTGAATTGGATTGCATTGTGAGTGTATGTACATCGGCGGTACATCTTTCTGGTGCATTAGGTATAAAAGCGCATGTTCTCACGCCGTCGCGGCCAATGTGGCGATATCAATTAAAAGGCAAGGATATGCCTTTTTATTCTTGTCATCAATTGCATCGTCAAATGGGTACAGATTGGAATACAGCGATTGAAAGTGTACAAAAGGCAATTGTGCATGATTAGCGATGAATATAGAGCATTACAAGCTAAGCTTCATGCGGATAACCCGAATTACGGAGTAGCTTCTCAGCACTTTGCGCCATTAGTCGCCAAGATTATTGAGCAATATAACGTAAAGGAATTGCTTGATTATGGTGCTGGCAAAGGGCGCTTAGGATTATCATTAACCGATCTTATGCCTATTTGTCCGAGTATTAAACATTATGACCCCGCGATTGAGAAATGGTCAAAGAACCCTGATTCATGTGAAATGGTCGCTTGTATCGACGTGCTCGAACATATCGAACCGGAACAACTGGATAATGTATTCGAACATTTGCAGTCTTTAGTTGAGCGTGTAGGTTTTTTTACAATACATACCGGACCAGCTATGAAAATACTTGCCGATGGCAGGAATGCCCATCTCATTCAAGAGACGCCTAGATGGTGGCTTGATAAAATTACTAGCTATTTTGATTTGCAATTTTTCAAGAAAACTGAAAGTGGGTTTTGGGTGATTGTTCATGAAATTTAAGATTTATATAGGTTATGACAAGCGCGAACATGACGCATATTTAGTTGCCAGACAATCACTACTTAACCACACAAGCATTGATGTGGATATTAGACCGCTTAAATTGCAGGAGTTGCGTAATTCTGGTCTTTACTGGCGAAATAGAGATGCCAAGGCCTCAACCGAATTTAGCTTTTCCCGATTTCTTGTGCCGCGCTTGAATGGTTATCGAGGATGGGCATTATTCCTTGATTGCGATGTACTTCTACGGGCCGATGTCGGGGAATTATTAGCTTTAGCCGATAAAGACAAAGCTGTCATGGTGATTAAACATGATTATCAGCCTCAAGAAGTGAATAAAATGGATGGGATGAAGCAAAGGATTTATCCTCGGAAAAATTGGTCAAGCGTCGTCCTATGGAATTGCGGCCATCCAGCAAATAAATATGTCACTCCACAAATGATTAATACAAAACCTGGTTTATATTTGCATCAATTTCAGTGGCTAAAAGATGATCTAATTGGAGAATTACCAGAGGAATGGAATTGGTTAGAAGGATGGTCCAGTAAAAATATAGATCCAAAGCTTGTGCATATGACGCGGGGTGGGCCTTGGTTTGAGGATTGGAAACATGTTGATTATGCAGATGAATGGTCTAAAGTAAGAAAAGGGTTGATCTGATGGCAATAGCAACATGGACTGACCTTCAAGGCGCTGTAACTAATTGGCTTTCGCATAGCAATTTTTCGTCCCGTTATGGTGAATTTGCAACATTATTCGAAGCTGCTTTGAATAGAAAGTTGCGAACCCACGATATGGAACGAAGTGCAGTTGCATTTATATTGAGTGGCACAGATAATATTTACGGCGGCCTGTCCGCAGATTATTTAGAAAATCGTTCGATTTATCTACAAACGAGTCCTAAAAAAACTGTATTGAAACCTGCATCTATAGATATTATTAGGTCACAATATGATTACAGTGGCATTCCCAAATTCTTTGCAATCCTTGAAGATGATATTGTCATAGGGCCTTATGCAAATGGCGATTATGTTGCAATCTTAGAATATTATGCAAAAATCCCAAGCATTGAAACCAATAATACAAATTGGCTTTTAACAAAATATCCTGATGTTTACTTATATGGAATGTTAATGCAATGCGCGATTTATGATCATGATCCGGAAAACGAAGCTCGATATGAGGCACGTGTAAACAAAATATTTGACGATATTATGATAGATGATCGTAAAGCCAAATGGAATTCACGACCTTCAATTGAAATACTAGGATCAACGCCTTGACGCTTGTGCCTATATCGGAGTGGATTCCCGATCAACCAAGATTCAATGGCGGTTCTGTCGAAGCTATCAACGTTATTGCGCGGGCACGTTCCTATTCTCCAATCGCTAGCCAGGCTGTGTATTCAGGTAACGCTTTATCTGCGAGATGCCAAGGGGCTGCAGCATTTAGGTCTACGGATAACGCAATTGGGCATTATGCTGGGGATGCTACTAAACTTTATCGCTTAGTTAATGGAACAACATGGACAGATTCCAGCGGGTCTGTTTATGCGACTGGCGCAGATCAGATTTGGAGTTTTGCGCAATTTGGACAGTTATGTATTGCAACCAATGGTGTTAATGCACCACAAAAGATCACACTTGGAAGCGGGACGTCATTTTCTAATTTAGGTGGGTCGCCGCCTGTTGCAAAATATGCGGCTATAGTAAGGGACTTTCTTTTTTTGGGGAATCTCTCAACCGATGCGCAGACGGTGCATTGGTCTGCTATCAATAATGCAGAATCTTGGACAATTGGCACAAATCAATCTGATGTCCAGCTTATCCCCGATGGCGGATGGATTCAAGGAATTGTCGGGGGTGAATTTGGTCTAGTTTTTAGCGAATTGGCCGTGAATAGATTTACCTATGTAGGTGGAGATTTAATATTTCAGCGTGACCAATTAACAAATGGTATTGGAGCTACTATCCCAGGTTCTATCGCGGGGTTTAGCGATAGGGCTTTCTTTGTGCATCGCACAGGTTTTTATATGGTTAGTGGCGGCCAATCCATAGTACCAATCGGTGCGGAGCGAGTAAATAATTATTTCTGGTCAACTATAGATCAAGATAATATTCATCGTGTCACATCATGTATCGATCCTGAGAACAATGTATATATAATAAGCTTTCCAAATACCACATCCGGCGGAACACCAAATCAATATTTGATTTATAATTATATTACTAATAAATGGTCTTATGCCTTACCTGGCAATCATGAAATGATCTACCAAGGATTAAGTGCCAGACAATATACACTCGAGGATCTGGACACCCCTTATCCAAGTCTTGATGGAGTGCCATTTTCTTTAGATAGTGCCTATTGGACAGGAATAGGAAGGCTGTCAACGTTCTCTTTTAACACCAGTCATTACGGTACGCAAGCGAGTGGCCCTAATCTGGAAGCAACCGTGGATACACATGAGTTTCAGCCAATTGATGGAAGGAAATGCTTTCTGAGATCGATCCGATCTATGGTGCAATCCGGGAGTGCGGATTTACTTATCTCAATTGGAACACGAAATACCATAGATGAATTTATTGTATTCGGCTCGGAGGCTAGTCAAGAATCAACAGGCCGGATACATCTCAGACACGATGCGAGATATTTTAGAGTTAAGTTAAAAGTTGTTGCGGGGGCTTCATGGACGCATATTTTAGGCGTTGATGAAATTAAAGTAACACCTTCAGGTTATCGCTAATGACAGTAGCATTATCTCCACTTGGTGCATCTATCAGAGATGTAGCCAGAACAGTAAATTTACTTATACGTGGTAAGTCAAATAATGTAACAAATATTACTTTAACAGCGAATACAGCCAGTACAATATTGTCCTTTGCAGATATTGAATCTACATCTTTTGTAGGATTAACGCCATTAACGGCTAATGCAGCAACAGCCTTAACAAATATTTATATTTCATCGCAATCAGCGGGGGCATTAACGTTATCGCATGCCAATAACGCGCAGACAGATCGAAGCTTTAAAGTTACGATCATAGGGTAGGAGGTTCTCTAATATGGGTTTATTCGGCGGTGGAGGTGGTGGAAAATCCACTCAAAAGACAACATCAAGTTCTAATCAATATACGAATATTGGACCTTGGAAACCACAAACTCCTTATATTTTAAAGGGGCTTGGATATGCAGATGATGCCTATAGTTCAAGCGAGCCAAGCCAAGCCACGCAGACATCATGGAAGTATGGTATAGATCGCGCGACTCAAGGTTCACCCCTTATTCGTCAAGCGGGTCGTGAGGTCATGAAAACATTGAATGGCTATTATTTAAATCAAGAGAATCCAGGATTTCAGGCGGTTGCAAATCAGGCAAGGCAGGGTGCGGATTCATCTTATGCAGCAGCTGGGCGATATGGATCAGGGGCGCATGACACGGCAGTTGCTAATGCAATCGGCGGCTTGAAATATCAAGATTACATAAACCAATTAGGCCGAATAGATCAAGCAACAGGATTTGCTCAACAATTAGCTAATCAAGATTATCTTGATATCGAAGCGCTGCGTAGGATTGGCGCTGATAAAGAGGGGTTTCAATTCGGGAGGGCAGGGCAATATATTCCTCTTGTCAATGGTAATTATGGACAGGATGGGTTTGTACGCACAGAAAGCGAGCAGAAGGGGACATCTAAACAAAAAGCTGCTGGGGGAGGAATTGGCGATATTTTGTTT